GTCGGGGTCGCGGTCGCGGTCGTGGTTGCGGTCGCAGTCGCGGTCGCGGTCGTGGTCGGGGTCGCGGTCGCGGTCGTGGTTGCGGTCGCGGTTGGGGTATTGACAACAAGTTGGTGGACCGAATGACGGAGATCCCAGAATCACACCATTGAAGTTTGCGTCGTGCTAACGTCGTCACCGACGAACATACAAGCATGGCCCATGCCAGCCCAACCGGGCACCAAGGCACAAGCCAAGCGGGATAGACCAACGGTCACCCGCAAGCTCCACGAGAGCAACCAGCGGTGAGGCACCGAGGCCGCGTGACAACACCTCGGTGTCTCACCCGCGCACACACCAGAGGTGACCATGCTCCGATGGCTCTACCACCAACGCCAACGACTCACAGACTGGTGGCTCGATTGGCGAAACTAACACCGACCAACGACCGGGGGCGGGTCAGATCCCTACCACTCAACTAGCCTCCCAGATCCCACGTCATCTCTTTTTGTGGCGTTGAAAAACTTTCGGGGGTGAGTTGTGGCGTTGACTCCGTTTAAGAATGAAGCGGTGTGGCAGCGTGTTCGCCGTCAAGTCTTAGAGCGGGACGACGGGTTGTGTCAGATTCGCGGTGAGCGGTGTAAGGATGTCGCTACTGCGGTGGATCATATTGTTCCGTGGTCGGCGGGCGGTGACTGGTACGACTTGGGGAATCTACGGGCGTCGTGTGCGTGGTGCAATTCGAGTCGGGTGTGGCGTGGTTCGTCGTCGATGCGGCGTCCGTCGAGGGAGTGGTGATCGATGCGGAATGTGGAGGCGGTCGAGGTGTCGATCGGTGTGCTGGTCGATGCGGGGAAGGTCGAGTTACCGGTGGATCAGGCTCGGGTGGAGGCGGCACGGAATCTTGCGGTTGCGGTGGACGCGTCGCCGGGGAACGCGAATCTGTGGCGTCAGTACCGCGAAGCGGTGGAGGATTTGTATGTCGATGACAGGGACACGACCGGAGCCGACGAGCTCGCTCGATTGCTTGGGCGTTTGTCTCCCGAGGTGGGCGACTCGGCGTAGGTCGGAGCGGCCGACGGTTGGTGGTCGGGTTGCTGAGGTTGCTCGGTTGCTGGGTCGGGAGTTCATGCCGTGGCAGAGGTATGTCGCGGATGTCGCTGGCGAGATTGATCCGATTACCGGGTTGCCGTGTTACCGGGACGTGATTTTGTCGGTGCCGCGGCAGTCGGGCAAAACGTTGCTTATGTGGGCGGTGTCGGCGGATCGTTGCATGGCGAAATGGCCGGGCGGGGTCCGTCAGACGGTGGCGTGGACTGCGCAGACGGGTTCGGACGGCCGGAAAAAATGGACTAAAGATTTGTTGCCGATGACTCGCGAGTCGGCGATGTCGGCGGCGGTGTCGAAGATCACCGAGGGCATGGGGAACGAAGCGGTCGAGTGGTTGTCTAAGTCGTCGATCAATTTGTTGTCGACCAACACTGGTTCTGGGCACTCGCTGTCGGTGGATTTGGCGATGGTCGACGAGTTGTGGCATGACCACGACGAGCGCCGCGACCAGGCGTTACGGCCGGCGATGTCGACGAAACCGGCCGGGCAGATGTGGTCGGTGTCGACGATGGGCAACGCAGCGTCAACAGCGTGGAACCGTAAACGGGACCTTGGGAGGTCGTCGGTCGACGATGACGTCGATCGCGGGGTTTGTTATTTCGAGTGGTCCAGCATCGAGGACGAATGGGACCCGACCGATCCGGGGTCGTGGGCGTCGTTCATGCCGGCGTTGGGGCACACGATCACCGAGGACGTGGTCGTGGCTGATTTGCGGGTGATGGAACCGGACGAGGCTAAACGGGCTTACGGAAATATCACGTTGACGATCGGTGGTGATCGTTTGATTCCGTCCGAGTTGTGGCGTCGAGTGTCGGGCCGGTCGGTCACGGTTGGTGACGGTCGAGGGTTCGGGTTAGCGGTCACTGAGGATCGTTCGATGGCCGCTGTAGCGGTCGCGGATGCCGATGGCAATGTGGAATTGGTGGACCATCGGCCGGGTACGAAATGGATCGTTGAGCGGTGCGACGAGTTGACGGACCGTTGGGGCGGCACGGTCGCGGTCGACGCGTCGGGACCGGCGGGATCGTTAGTGGCGAAGCTCAAAGCGCCTTTGGAGGTCAAAGGCAACGGGTATGTGCGGGCGTGCCAGGCGTTCTATGACGGGATAGTCGAAGCGACGATCGGTGTGCGGTCCGATCAGGCGTTGGACGCAGCGGCTGGCGGGGTTGTCCGCAAGAACGTTGGCGATTCGTTCGTGTGGTCGAGGAAGTCGTCCACCGCGGATGTGTCACCGCTCGAGGCTGCGACGTTAGCGATCGAAGCGGCACGCAACGGATCAAGCGGATTTGGTTTCGCGGAGGTGATGACTTAAATGTCTTTCAATGATCGTGTCGCCGACAAGGCGGCAGAGGTGTCTATCGGCCGGTTACTGCTGTCGATCCCAGCGGGTTTGCTGTGGCTGGTCGGCGCAACGGTTGGGGCGGTTTGGTTTCTTTTGGCGTGGTGCTGGGCGGCGTTGGTGATCGGTTTCGGCGACGGGCGACGACGCGGAAGCGAGCCTAAGTAGTGGCGCTCCTCGACCGGATCGGCGCTCACCGTGAAGCGGTTAGGTCCGATGAGGTCACTCAACAGGAGTTCGCGGATTTGTTGACCGGGTCGACGGGTCGGGCAAGGTCGGGTGTGACGGTAACGGATCAGCGGGTTTTGGGGTTGTCGGCGTGGTGGCGTGGCGTCCGGTACCTATCCGAGACTGTGGCGGGACTACCCATATTCACCTATTTACGCACCGGCGGCGATGAGCGCCGCAAGGTCGTGTCGCCCGGTTGGCTGGCTCGACCGTCCGAGGAGGTGCCACGGTTCGCGTTGTTCGAGTTCTATATGATGTCGATGCTTCACCGCGGCAACGCTTTCGGTTTCAAGAATCGGGGCGACACCGGACAGGTCGTCGACATCGTACCATTGCACCCGGACCGGGTCCGGTACGGCCTAGCCGATGGCCGCAAAGTGTTCGAGGTTACCGGCAACGATCAGCGCAAACATTCGTTTACGTCACGGGAGATTCTACATATTCCGTCGCTGTCGTCGGACGGATATTTCGGGATTGATCCGATCCGGGCTCACGTTCACGGGTTAGGCGCGGTCGCCGCAGCGGATGAGTTCGCGGGCCGGGCGTTCTCGCAGGGCACGTCGATGGGCGGGTACATCAAAATGCCGGGCCGTCTCGACGATGTGGAGGCGGACAGGGTGCGGGCGCAGTGGCGACGATTACACAACGGCTTGGCTAACGCACACGAGTTCGGGATACTCGGCGACGGCGCAACATATGAAACGATCGGACTCGACCCGCAACAAACTCAGCTATTAGAGACACGTAAATACGGGGTAACCGAGATCGCCCGGATTCTCGGCGTGGTCCCTCACAAACTGTACGACCTCGAGCGGGCGACGTTCTCGAACATCGAACACCAGGCGATCGAGTCGGTGCAGGACTCGATCATGCCGTGGCTCATTCGGCTCGAAACATGGATCAACCACGACCGGTCGCTGGTGTCGCCGACAACGTTCCACGAGTTCGTGGTCGAGGGTTTGCTGCGGGGCGACACGAAAGCACGCATGGAGGCGTATTCGATCGCGATTTCGGGCGGGTTTATGAGTCCGCACTTCGCGGCGAGCCGTGAGAACTGGGACGCGCCGGACGCTTTGCGGTACTGGCAACGGCCGTTGAACACTGCGCTACTGACCGAGGAATCCGCACCGGGCGGCGACACAGACCCACAAGAACTAGAAGTAGGAGGTCAATCAACATGACCGAACGTCAACTGATCGAGCGGACCGTACCGCTCCTCGACCTAGAGATCGAACGTGCCGGCGACGGTCGCACGGTAGTCGCCTACGCCGCGGCGTTCGAGATCCAACACCGCGTGTTCGACACGTACGACGGCGACATCGACGAGATCATCGACCGCGCAGCGTTCAACCGGACTATCGGCAACGGGACGCAACCGCAGGTCATATTCAATCACGGCCGCGATTTGTTCGGTGAGTCATCGGACCGGTTCGCGATGCCGTTGGGGACACCGGTCGAGATCCGCGCCGAGGAACGTGGTTTACTCACTCGCACGAAATACGCGCGCACCGACCTCGCCGATGAAGTCCTAGAACTGATCCGCGCCGGCGCTATCCGCGGACAGTCATTCCGTGGGGCGATGTACCGGTCACAAACCGAGGGCGAAACCAGCGACGGTCGTCCGGTGTGGCGGCGCCTTGAGTTAGGATTAACAGAGTACGGACCGACACCGTTCCCTCAAGACGAGGGCGCTGTCATGTTGGCGCTGCGATCGGCGGCGCTGCTCGATTCTACCGTGACCGACCCGATCACCGATCCCGCCGAACATGGCATATCGGAAGATCACTCGGGCACACCAACCGAAACCACAGAGGAACCGTCCGCCGAACCGGCACCGGTACTCGACCCAGGTTCGGTCATCACCGCGTTAGCGAACGCTCAGCGACGCCGACGCATAACTATCAATCGAAAGGACCAGACCAATGTCTGAGATCATCACACTCGACGAGCTCCACGTTCGCCGGGAAGAACTACTCAACGAAATAGATTCGGTGCTAGACACCGCGCTCGAGGCCGAACGGTCGACGTTGCTCGACGACGAACGCGCACGCCACGACGCCGCTGTCACCGAACTGGGCACGATCGACGAACAGATCGAGTCCGCGGAGGTCGAGGCGGCAGATCAGGGCCGGTTCGCTCAGCGTTCCAGCCGGCGCAAGTTCACGGCACCAAACATTAATTTGGGTGCGGCATCGGTGAAAGGCGACCGGTCGCTCGACGAGCTCCAGGCCGTTACCCGCGAAACCGTGCGGGCCGGTTCGTTCACTCAGTCCGGCCGGTTCATCGCTGACCGCCACGGCGCCGTGAACGATGTCGAACCGCTCCAGATCGAGCGGGGCGGCGTCCATGTGAACGCACCGCGGTACACAGATTTCGTGCCGGAGCACGCCCGGATCGTCGAACGGTTCCAGCAACAGGTATCGGACATGGTTCTGTTCGGGCACCTCACCTCGAAAGGTGAAGTGTCGACCGCTGAAGCGTTCGACATGGCACGCTCCAATCCTCGCCTAGAGGACGGATACCGTGACGTGTTGCGTGCGATGGACGTCGACACGGCCGGCGAGGGCGGCAACTGGGTACCTACCGGTATCGGTGCGACGCTCCATGAGAAGGTTCGTGCATCGGGCAAGATCGCGCCGTTGTTCGCTCGGGTGAACATTCCCACGAATCCGTGGAAGTGGCCGGTCGAGGGCGCGGACGCTACGGCGTACCGTGTCGCCGAACCGATCTCGGACACAGCGACCGGACCGGCCGCATCGACTCCGGGCACGGTGGCCGCGACGTTCGACGCCGAGATTTTCGGTGGTCGAGTGTTGACATCACGTAGCCTCGAAGCCGATTCGGCTATCGCTATCTTGCCGTTCATTACCGGCAAGCTGGCGCAGGCGTTCGTCGACGCTGAGGAAGCTGCGATCCTCGACGGCGACACCGACGGCACGCACCAGGACTCCGACGTGGGCGCATCGACTACCGATGCACGCACAGCGTGGGACGGGCTGCGCAAGCGGGCACTAGCGAACGCGTCGACGAACGGCGCCGCGGCGGCGTCGGTGGCGATCCTGCGCACCACTAGGGCGCTCATGGGCAAATGGGGCCTCGACCCGATGCAAACCGTTTACATTTGCGGACCGAAGTCCTACTACGCGCTCCTCGCAGATACCGAGGTCACGTCTGTGGAGAAGTACGGGTCCGCTGCGACGGTACTCAACGGCGAACTGGGCAGGGTCAACGGTTCACCGCTGATCGTGTCCGAGCACGTCCGCGAGAACCTGAACGCGTCGGGTGTCTATGACGGCGTGACGACCACCAAGAGCTACGCGCTTGCCGTGAACCGCGGCGAGTGGGCGATCGGTCAACGGGCCGGCCTAGCGGTCGAAACCGATGACAGCATTTACCGCGAGACATACCAGCGGGTACTCGTCGGGTTCATGCGGGAGGACTTCCAGAACATCGGGGACGCCTCCGGTAACGACGACACCGCCATCGCATACAACCTGACCTAACTCCAGTTAGGCATTGCGGGCATAGGGGAGGCGTTCACTTTGGTGAACGTCTCCCCACTCCCGCGCAACGACATATAAGGGAGACAGAATGAACGCACCGACTCCAGGGCTCGGGACTCCTCGCAGGCTCAGGCTCGACAAGAAACAGGCCGCGAAGGTCGAGGTCACCGTTCAACCGGGCGACGAGATCGAAGCCGCCGGCGTGGTCGCCGATCAGCTCGAATCCGCCGGGATGACTGTCGCAGCGAAGGCGCGCAAGGCTCCAGCTAAGAAAAAGGCGGCTGCGAAAAAGTGACCGTAGTCGCGGCGCAACGGGCGTTGATCGGCGCTCCGGTCACGTTGACCTATCAGCACCGCGCCGCTAACGGCGAACCAGTCGCACCGGGCGGCACACCGACCGTCACGGCCGTCGACAGCCTCGGCGGTACGGTCACGGTCGGATCGGTCACCGACGTCGGTAACGGCGTATACACGGCTGTGGTCGCAGCGGGGCAGAACACCGAACCGGATCTTTGGGCTGTCACTTGGACCGCCGACACCGTCGCGCACACGTCGATCGTGTCGACCGTCGCAGGTATCTACTTCGACTCCGAAACACTCCGTGACCTCGAACCGACGCTGAACGACGAACAACGATATCCGACCGAAACCCTCATCGAGAAACGTGGGATCGTCGAGCTCGAAGCTGAACGGATCACAGGTCGGGCGTTCGTGCCAAGGTTCGGGGTCGCCCAAATGGCTGGTTCGCCGAACGATCTAGTTTTACCGGAATGGGATATACGGTCGGTGCGGTGGATCGAGACGATCGCAGCGAACGGCACAGCGACACCGTGGACTCAGCCCCAACTCGACGAGGTGACCGGCAACCTCGACGCCGGTGTACTCAGCGGGGTTGTTTGGCCGACAAGGGTACGGGTCGGTTTCGAGTTCGGTTTCGATCATCCACCGGACGATGTGCGCCAGGCCGCGGCGAAACGTTTGCGTTGGTTCTGTAACCGGCCGGCGTCGACGATCCCCGACCGTGCAACGTCGTACACCGTCGATGGTGGTACGTATCGAATCCAAACCGCGAACAGGGACCGGACCGGCGACGACGACGTCGACGCGGTATATCAGTCGTGGTCGCGTCGAGAGGTGTCGGTCGGGTGAGTCGGGCTACGGTCCGCCGCGAGTTAGCGGGTCAGCTTGGCGAGGCGTTGCTGTCCGAAGATGTGCCGGTCGCGTTGGGGTCAGCGTCGAACGATGTCCCGCTCGAAGGCGTGTGGCTCTGGGATCCAGTGTCGACACCTATTGATATCACGGCGCTCGCAGGTGCCAACACGGCGGTACGTGACGATATTTACCGGTTCCAGATCCGTGTCGTGACGGCAACACCAGGCCGCGACTCGATCGAAGCGGAACAACGCGTCAACGACCTAGTCGACATCATCGAGGAATCAATCATCGAACAGAGGTCGTCGCAGCTCTCACCGGGGGTGATCTCGATACTCCCCGTCGATCTCGAAGGGCCTCTAACCGGGCCGACCACCGAAGGCGTCATATCGGCCATGTATCTCACGGTCGAAGTCCACGAAAGGAAAGGTCCATGACGACCATAACGAACGTATCAGGACGGTCACTTAGTCTCCCGACGGTCGGCGTGGTTGCCGGCGTCGGCGAGTCGGTCGAGGTGCCGGACGACATCGCCGACGGATTGCTCGAACAATCCGATGTATGGGCGGCAGCGAAACCACCAGCCAAACCGGCTGCGACGAAAGGTAAAAGCTAATGGCAACCGGAATGGATAGCCAATTTGGGATCAAAACAGAATCGGTTTACGGGACGGCTGTAGTGGTCGACACGTTCATACCGATCCTCGGTGAGTCGATGGCCCGAGAGGAGGAGTTCACCGTCTCGGAAGGGATCATCGCCGGTAACAGGTTGGTCACGTCGGATCAGTGGAACAGCGGCAACCTCACGATCTCGGGGTCGATCGAGTCCGAGTTATACACCGAGAACATGCGGACACTGCTCGAACATATGTTGGGCACCGTGACCGGTACGGGTCCATGGACTTTCACGCCGGGTACGTTGCAAGGTAAGTCGTTCACGATGCAGGTCGGTAAACCGTCGTTATCGGCCGTGCATCCGTTCACGTATGCGGGATGCAAAATCACCGGTTGGGAAATAGCTCTCTCAGCGGGTGAGATCGCGACGTTCGGGCTGGACGTAGTGGCTCAGTCAGAGACGACCGCTACGGGGTTAGCTACCGCGTCGTATCCGACGATCCTGCCGTACAAGTTCACGCATGGCACCGTCAACTACAACAACGCGGCGCTCGACGTGAAACAGATCACCATTTCGGGTGATTCGATGCTCAACACGGACCGACGCTACATCGGCACGCAGACTATCGCTGAGCCGATCGAGGAGGACCGTCGAGAGTTCACCGGGTCGATGACCGTCGATTTCGCGTCGCTGGCTATCTATAACGATTTCGTGGCGCACACCGAACGTGAGATCGAACTGGTGCTCAACGCTGGCGGCGGTAACACGGTAACGATCACGATGAACTGTCGGATCGACGGGTCGACACCGGCGTTGTCGGGTCGTGGCCTAGTCGAGCAGGACGTACCGTTTACGGTGATAAAAGAAACAGCGGGCACCGGGATCACGATCGTGGTCACCGAGACATAAATGGCGGCGCGTCGGCGGGACACTAGTTCAGCGGTCGCGGTTGAGGGCCTCGACGACTTTCGCCGTGACCTCAAACGGTTCCAAGATGGCATCGACGGCGGCACGGAATTAGGCAGACTCAACCGGCGACTAGCGGAGTTCATTGTCGGCAAAGCCGAGGATATCGGTACCAGGCTCGGCGGTGTCCACGGTCACGTTGTCCGCAACAATTCGTTACGGGCGCTCGGCGCGCAACGCAACTCCGAAATTGCCCTCGGCGGGGCGGCGGAAAAACACGGCCCGGTGTTTGGCGCCGAGTTCGGTTCGCACTACTACGGCCAGTTCCCGGCGTGGCGCGGCAACCAACACGAAGGCGGCGACGTCGGTTACATGTTGTATCCGGCGTTGAGAGACAACATCGACGAGGGCATGGACCGTTATTGGAACGACATCGAGGACCTAGCTCGGCGGGCGTTCCCGAAAAAAATCAATTAACCGAGGGAGACAGTAATGGCTAAAGCACCTAAACCGAGACGGGACACAACCGACGTGTTTCGGTTCGAGATAAACGGCCAGGCGTACCGGTTCGATCCCATGAAATTGTCGTCGAACGACGAACGGGACCTACTCCGGGAGGTTGGCTGGTCGATCCCCGAAGCGCTGTCGAAACTCGACAACGACTCGGCGTCGGTGCTGGCGGTGCAAGCGATGCTATTCCTCGCTAGGAGGTCGTGCGGTGAACCGGTCCAGTTCGATGATTGCACGGTCACGTTTGAGGACTTCACGACACTGAACGTAATCGTCGACGACGAATCGTCGGGGGTTGACGATACCCCAAAAGCGCTAGACACCGCTTAGTCGATGTTGCGCCGACATTCGCGGCGGAGTTCGGGCTAATGCCGTGGGATTTGGACCGGTTGACTTTCGAGGAGGTCGACGTGTTCGTGCGTTGGCTCCAAGCGAAGGCCGACGCGTAACGCCGCGAGAAGAATCGGAGGAGGTGAAATATGGCTAGAGAACGCGAACTACGGGTAGCTATCACTGGTGACGCGTCGTCGCTTAACAGGTCGCTTGACTCGGCCGGCGGGAAGATGGGCAAGCTCGGCGGCAAAGCGAAACTCGCCGGGGCTGCGGCCGCTGCGGGTGTTGTCGCTGCGGGCGTCGCGGTCGCGGCGTCGATCAATAAAGCGATGGGGTTCGAGAATCAAATGCGTGAGGTGTTCACGCTCCTGCCCGGTATCTCCAAAAAAGCGATGGACGGAATGTCCAAAGACGTCCTCGGGTTCTCTACCGAGTTCGGGGTCCTACCCGAGAAAGTCGTGCCGGCGTTGTATCAGTCTTTGTCGGCGGGTGTCCCTCAAAACAATGTGTTCGAGTTCTTGGAAACGGCGCAGATGGCCGCGCGGGCCGGTGTAACGGATCTCACGACGTCGGTCGACGGGATCTCATCGGTGATGAACGCGTACGGCTCCGATGTCCTCTCCGCGACCGAGGCATCGGATCAAATGTTTACGGCGGTCCGGCTCGGTAAGACAACGTTCGAGGAGATGTCTACGTCGTTGTCGAACGTGACACCGGTCGCTGCGGGTATCGGAATCAGTTTCGGTGAGGTCGCTGGGTCGTTAGCGACGCTCACCGCGCAGGGCATCAAAACACCGCAAGCTACGACGCAACTGCGGGCGATGTTCGTCGAACTGGGCAAGTCGGGGTCTATCGCCGCCAAGAACTTTGAGGAAATGAACGACGGGATCTCGTTCGAGAAGTTCGTCAAAGGCGGCGGCACCGTCGAGCAAGCGCTCGGCAAGCTCGCCGCGAAGGCGAAGGACTCGGGGACCGGGCTCCAAAACATGTTCGGGTCGGTCGAGGCCGGCACCGCGGCGTTAGCGTTAGCGAAAGACACGGACAAGTTCCGGGAGAATGTCGGCGAGATGGGCAAGTCGGCGGGCGCTACGAAAACGGCGTTCGAGACGATGTCTGGCGGTTTGCAACCGGTGATGGACAAGATCAAAGCGTTCGCGGATGTGGCAATGATAAAGGTCGGGCAGGTCGTGATACCGATCCTTATGCAGGCCGTGGAGTGGGTCGAGAAGAACTGGCCGGCGATCTCGGCGGTGTTCGAGCGGTCGATGGCGGCGATCTCGGCGGCGGTCGAGCCGCTCATCGTTTGGTTCGAGAAGAACTGGCCGATGATCTCGGAAATAGCGTCGAAAGCGTTCGCGGTGATCGCAGCGATGGTCCGCAAGTATTGGCCCCAGATCCAGGCGACGATCATGGACGCGGTCGAGGCGATCGGGGCCGTGATAGCTGCGAACGTGAAAGTGATCCAAACCGTTTGGGATCTGTTCGGCAAAAACATTATGTCGTTCGTGCAACGGGTATGGCCGCGTATCCAACAGATCATCCAGGGCGCAATGGACATAATCCAGGGTGTGATCCGAACCGTGACCGCGCTGATTAAAGGCGACTGGGGCGCGGCGTGGGACGGGATCAAACAAGTATTTCGTGGGGTTTGGTCGACGATTCAAGGTTTGGTCGGCGCCGCGATGGAGTTCGTCCGAACCGCGATCGCGAACGTGTTAGTGGTCATAGGAAAATTGTGGGGTGTCGCATGGCGTGCGATCAAGGCGGTCGTCACCGGGATCTGGAACACGATCAAGTCGACGATCTCGACGGTCATAAACACGATCCAATCTGTGATCTCGACGGCTCTCAATGTGATTAAGTCGACATGGAACGCGGCGTGGTCGACGGTTAAGACGGTCGCGTCGACGGTGTGGAACACGATCAAGTCGACGATCTCGACGGTGTGGAACACGATCAAGTCGACGATCTCGACCGGCGTCAACAACGCTAAGACAACCGCGATCAACGGATTCCAGGCGATCGTCAATTTCGTGCAGGGATTACCGGGCAAGCTCCTCGGGTTCGCGACTCAACTGTTGAACGCTGGTGCGAAGCTCGGCGGGAAGATCATCACCGGGATCATCGACGGGTTGAGCGGGTTCGCGTCGGGTGCCGCGGGGTTCGCTGGCGACGCCGTAGCCGCGATCGCGGGCATAGGTAAGGACGCTCTAAACGGAATTATTGGCGCAATAAACGACCTATTCCCCGACGAGATCGGCAGGATCGAAGTTAAAGGGTTCACGGTGTTCCCAGGGATCGACCTGCCAGATAATCCGATCCCCTCATTACATTCCGGCGGCCGGTTCCAGGCGCCGGTCCCAGGCGGCGAGGGTCTAGCGATCTTGCGCGACGGCGAACGAGTCAGCTCAAGGGGATCGCTCGCGTCCCGCGGCGGGTCGGGGCAAACGATCCAGATCCTCATCGACGGTCGAGTCCTGACCGAGGCGATAGTGCGGGACACGAACCGTAACGGCCCGGCACAAATACGGGTAGCGGCACGATGAGCGTCCCAGAGGTAACGGTCCGCGCAGCGTTCGGGTCTAACGCTATGGCGACGTCACCAACGTGGACAGATATTTCCGCATGGGTACTAGAGGTGTCGACGTCGGCGGGCCGATCCAAAAACACTGACACGTTCGGTGCGGGAACGGCGTCGATCACACTCGACAACTCCGATCGACGATTCGACCCGACACACCTAACCGGACCATACGTCTCGGGCGGTATTTCTCAACTGATCCCTAACGTTCGGATCGAGGTCACGGCGTTATGGTCGGCCGTTACGTATCACCTCGCTACGGTGTGGGCGGATTCTTGGACGGTGCAACACGACACCGAAATGTCGACGTGTACCGTCGAAGCCACCGACGGCGTTAAGTTCCTCGGGCGGGTAGTGATCCCGGAACAGGGCGCCGATCACGCCGGCGACATTAGCGGCGCTCGGATAAACCGGGTCCTCGACCTCGCCGACTGGCCCGCGGGATTACGGTCGGTCGACGACGGGATAACTGATCTTCCGTCGACGGTGTTCGGCGAGTCAGCTAAAGATCACTGCGACAAAGTCGCGTACGCCGAGCGAGGCGCGTTCTTTTTCGGGCCGAACGGTCACGCCCGGTTCGTTGGGCGCCACGATCAGTTCACCGACACGAACCGGCTCACACCGACCGAAACGTTCTCCGACCTCCCGGCGCACACTGGGCCGCGATGGTCGACGGTCGCTCCGATGCGGATAGACGACACCGAGCTCGTTAATTCGGTGACTGTGTCGAGGTCCGGCGGTGTTCCACAAACGCAAGAAACGGCGGCGTCGGTCACGAAGTACGGGTGGTTAACCGGTGGCGCTGTTTCGGATTGTCTAGTTCGTGACGACAACGCCGCCAAAAACGTTGCCCGGTTCTACCTCGCGTTGAACGACGAACCGTTTGTGTCAGTGAACGAAATGGCGGTGGACATAATCGACGACACTTCGGACGAATACGAACAGGCGCTGAAACGTCAGCTGCGCGAGCGGGTAAGGGTCGATGTGTTACCGCCCGGCGGCGGTGTTCGGATCTCGCAGGACTCGTTTATCGAGGGGATACGTCACTCGATTCAGGCGGGGTCGTGGACTACGTCGTGGACGCTTTCCTCGGTCGCCCGCTACGACCAGTTCGGCGGGGCGACGTCGTGGCTGCTGGTCGGTAACACGCTCAATCAATCGAAGGTCGGAACAGGAAAGGTCGCACCGTGACTCTCCCTTTATTGCCCGCGGTTCTCAACACCGGCGACTACATCGACAACGACTACGTCGATCGGAACCGGGCGTATCACGATTACTACGGTGCGACACGACCGTCGTGCATGGTGCGGTCGACGATGAAAAACCTTGACAATTCGTTACGCAACCTTCCGAACGCGACGACCACGTTCATGACTACCGACGATTCCGCAGAGTACACGGTCGACGAGATCGGATATACAACGTTTTGGACTGTCGGCAACGTTGACCGTATCACGATTCCGGTTACGGGCCGATGGGTCGTTTGGTTGGAGTTCGTGATCGTTGGAGCTACGTCCGGTGGCGCTCGTGCCGGGTTCCAGCAGGACGGCGGCGCCGATACGTGGATCACGTCAACCACCAATTTTAGTGGCGCTAACACGTACCTAAACGGGAGCAGACAGGTTTCGGTCGCCGCTAACGCCACGTTCGATTTCATTATCTGGCAGAACAGCGGCGCCGCGGAGGAGGTCGGGGCGTCGCGTTGGGGCGTGTGGTTCCTCGGAGAAGATTAGACCAACAGAAAAGGCGGTTCGGAAATGTTGCAAACGGTGACCGATTTGGTGCTTAATAGGCAATGGTCGATAGCGGTCGGGTTGGCCGCGACGGGGTTAGCGTTCGCGGTGAGCGAGTACGCCGACGCGGTCCCGGTCGAGTTGGCGCCGGTCCTAGCGGCGCTTATCACGTGGTTGCGGGTTTGGTCGAAGGCGTCAGTTGACGAGGCCGTCACCGCTGCGGGCGCTGCGAGTCTCGGTTATCACGACGGCGAATAGCGGTGGCATACCTTGACGATAATCCGCCGAGGCGGTCGCAAGGCGGTCCACGCCGAGGCGTCGTTTCTGGTGGGGTCGTAGTCCACACTGCGGAGTCTGGGTTGCCAGATATCTCACCGCCCGATTCTCGAGCGGAGGGTGTCGCATCGTTTATCCGGGGCAGAAGCGACCCTGGCTGTTATCACGTCCTGTTCGATTCCGACTCGACAATCGAAATGTGGGATTTCGTGCCGATGACGGCATATCACGACGGCACCGGAACTAATGATTTCTCGACCGGGATGTCGTTCGCTACGAACGCAGCGGCATGGGGCCAGTATCCGGCGTGGGACGAAAAAGCGTTACGTCGGGCCGCTGACTGGCTAGCGAAGCGGTTCATCCCGACGATGAAGGCACGCGGTGTCACGGTCCGGCTCGAGCGCACGTCGGTTAGCAAGTTCCGCAATGGTGACCCGGCGTTCGTCGCACACGGTGACCTCGACCCAGGACGGCGAACCGACCCAGGCGCAGGGTTCCCGTGGCAGAGACTGTTCGATTACACCAAACAAGTGGGCGGTGGCGGACCAAACGATGAGGAGGAGGAGGACATGTTCCTAGGGTTCTACAAACGCGAAGGCCAGCCAGCGATCTACTCGGTGTATTCCGGCGGGTACAAGACGTGGATCAAGGACGAGGCGCAACTGAAGATAATGATGGCGCTCGCCAAAATGCAGAAAAAGCCGTACACGATCAAAGGTATCGGCTCGGATGCGATGTTTCGGGCGTTGGGTCCGGTCATGGGTCCTAAGCCGAGAGGCACCAACGAATGGGGTCTGAAATAAGTGGGCGGGTCGACAATGAGTTGAAAGCATGGCGTCGGGCTGCGCGAAGGTAACCGCGCCGCGGGCACAGGTTTGGATCGTGCTGTTAGCGGTCCGGTCCGTGTGCTACGCCATCGCCTACCGTGCAAACTCGGATCGGTTGACCGGTACCGAAGGGTTCGAGGTCGTCGAAGCGATCATGTCGCTGCGATGGTTCGTGACAGCGTTCTTTGTGATTGGTGTACTGGCAGTGTTCGCGTTTATTGACGGCCGGGAACGTTACGTACGGATCGTGGGGATCGCCGCTGTGACGTTCCAGTTGTTGTTCGGGTTAGCGATATTGGCTAGCGGTTCACTCAGTCCGGCCGGGGTATCAATGTTGGCGTTAGCCGGTCTGGACGTATTGATTCTCTCGGCACCGTTCCGTCCGCCGTTGTCGCAGTTGAAGATCAGAGACGATGGATAGCGCCGGGCTGGCTGCGGTGCTAGTCGCCGCGGTGACCGTCGTCGGGACTGTCGGCGCAGCGTTCTTGTCGAAACGTGGCAGAGAGCTCGGCGCTCAGGCCGCCGCGGATGTCGCTGTGCTCGAAGGATACGACGAACTAACAGCGCACTTCAGAGAGACGGTCCGTGACTTGAACGCGAAAAACGCTGCGTTGCAAATGATGATCGAAGCGATGCACGAGGAGATCCGGGATTTGCGCGATGACCACGCGGCGTTGTGGCACTCGCTGCGTCAGGCGGGCATACCGATACCGGACGGGGTAAGTCCACCGCGACGCCATTTTAGACCAAACCAGGAAGGCACACTATGAGTACTCCGACGTTAGCGATGGGCGGCGCGAGAGTTGATCTAACGTTCACGGCGGGGTCCGATGTTGCGTGGACCGCGTCATTCGTTGACGTGCTGGGCGACCCTTTGGACATCACCGCGTCAACGTGGACCGCTGAGATCCTCGACGGTCCCGGCGGTGACCTCCTCGCGACCGTCACGGTCGTTGAGAACACGTCGACGTTAGAGTTCGGTTTGACCGACACCGAAACAGCAGCACTCCCTCGCCGTTGCGTTTGGTCGTTGGTCGAGTCGGCGGCCGGTGACCGGCCCATTCTGTCGGGGTCGGTCACTGTGTCCGCGGCCGGGTCCGGTGGCGTAACCAGCAGTCAGGGCGACACGGTCACTGTTGCGTTGACACCGACGATGATCGAGGTCCAAACGATCGGCGCGGGCGGTGGCGGTGTCGAAGACATCGTGCACCGTGCCGATTTGGACAACCCGCATCAGGTCAACGCCACCGACGTCGGCCTCGGCAACGTCAACAACACCTCCGACGCCAACAAACCAGTATCGACCGCTCAGCAAACCGCGCTGAACGGCAAAGCCAACACGTCACACAATCATGTCGTCGCGGATGTCACCGACGCCGGTGCGCTAGCGGCACTTGACGAGGTCACAGCGCCGCTGGTCGACTCCGCGGCCGCGACCGACGGGTATGTACTAACCGCGGACGGCGCCGGCGGTGCAGCGTGGGAAGTGGTCGCGACGGGTGCGTCCACGCTCGGTGATCTAACCGACGTCGGGAACGGCACACCCACGAACGGTAACGCGATCATGGGCGACGGCGACTCGTGGGAGTCAAGGGCACTAGTGAAGGCCGATGTCGGACTGTCCAATGTTGACAACACCTCCGACGTCAACAAACCGATCTCGACCGCGACACAAACCGCGCTGGATGGTAAGACCGCGACCGGGCACACGCATTCGTTGGCGAACATCACCGACGACGGCGCTCTCGCAGCGCTCAACACGGTCGGTACTACTCAAATAGACGACGGTGCGGTTACGTTGGCGAAGCAAGCGAACGTGGTGCAAGCCAGGATCTTCGGTCGGCAAGCCGCGGGCGGCACCGGTGTACCGGAAGCGTTGACCGCAGCGCAAGCTAAGACCGTGCTCGCGATCGCCGCGGGCGACGTGTCCGGTCTCGGTGCGTTAGCAACCTTGGGTACGGTCGGCACGACTCAGATCGACAACAACGCGGTGACGTTAGGCAAACTCGCCACGATGGCCACCGATAGCTTCCTGGGTCGTGATACGGCAGCGACCGGCAACGTCGAAGTCCTATCCGCGGCCACGGCCAAAACGATCTTGGCTATCACATCGGGTGACGTATCCGGTCTCGGCGCGCTCGCCACATTGTCGACGGTCACCGCGACGCAACTCGGCACCGACGCCGTAACCACAGTCAAGATATTGGACGCGAACGTCACCCTAGCCAAACTCGCGAACCTCGCTCAGGCAACGTTCATTGGTCGCCAAGCCGGCGCAGGCACCGGCGTTCCCCAAGCGCTCACCGCGGCGCAGGCTAAGACCGCGTTAGCGATCGAAGCCGCCGAACTCCTATCGACCGGTGAAGCGGGTGGTACGAAGTTCCTGCGCGAGGACGGCGACGGCTCGGTGTCTTGGCAGACCGTGCCGTCCGGCGGTAACCCCGAAGGCACGTCGGTGCTATCCACCGGCGAAACCGGCGCGGTCAAGTTCCTACGTGAGGACGGCGACGGCACCTCAAGCTGGCAAGTCCCACCAGGGTCCGCGACGACGCTCCCCGGTCTAACCGACGTTGACGACGCCACCGTCAACACCTCATCGGGGCATGTGCTGCGGGCTAACGGTTCAACGTGGGTGAACGCACAACTGTCACTAGCTGACATTTCGGGTGATGGTGCGTTGGCGGCGTTGAACACTGTTGGCACCACCGAGATCGACAACAACGCGGTGACGCTCGGCAAGATGGCCACAATCGCCACCGATTCGTTCCTGGGCCGCGACACCGCGGCCACCGGGAACGTCGAAGTCCTATCAGCTGCTACCGCCAAAGCGATACTCGCGATTCAAGGCACCGAACTCTTGTCGACCGGCGAAGCCGGCGGGACGAAGTTCCTGCGCGAGGACGGCGACGGGACGTGTTCCTGGCAGACCGTCGCCGGCGGCGGGTCCCTCCCGGCGCTCTCCGATGTCGACGACGCCACAGTCAACACCTCATCCGGACATGTGCTCAGGGCGAACGGATCAACATGGATAAACGCTCAGCTAGCCGCGGGTGACGTATCCGGTCTCGGTGCCCTCGCGACGTTGGGCACGGTCGGGACGACTCAGATAGACAACAACGCGGTGACGTTGGGGAAGATGGCCACGATGGCCACCGACAGCTTCCTCGGTCGGGACACCGCAGCAACCGGCAACGTCGAAGTCCTATCCGCGGCAACCGCGAAAACCATCCTAGCTATCGCAGCGGGTGACGTATCCGGCCTCGGAGCGTTAGCGACACTCTCAACGGTTACGGCGTCGCAGTTGGGCTCCGACGCGGTTACGACGGTCAAGATCCTCGACGCGAATGTGACGCTTGCGAAGATGGCGAACATCGCTACCGATAGCTTCATCGGCCGCGACACGGCGGGTTCGGGTGTGCCAGAGGTGCTATCCGCCGCGACCGCGAAAACGATCCTAGCGATCGCCGCCGGCGACGTATCCGGTCTAGGCGCGCTCGCCACACTGTCGACCGTTACTGCGACCCAGTTGGGCACTGACGCTGTAACCGCGGTGAAGATCCAGGCCGACGCCGTGACCACGGTCAAGATCCTTAACGCCAATGTGACATTAGCGAAGATGGCTGATTTGGCTCAGTCGACGATCATTGGTCGAGCCGCCGGCGCTGGTACTGGTGTTCCCACAGCGTTGTCGAACACGCAGGTCAAGACGTTGTTGGCGATCGCGTCGGGTGACGTGTCCGGTTTGGGTGCGTTGGCGACGCTCTCGACCGTGACCGCGACCGAGTTGGGTACCGACGCTGTGACTTCGGTGAAGATCCAGAACAGTGCCGTGACGTTGGCGAAGATCGCGAACATCGCTACGGCCAGGATCCTCGGCCGTGTCACCGCATCATCCGGTGTGGTCGAGGAACTAACCGCAGCGCAAACCAAAACGATGCTAGCGATCGCGTCGGGTGACGTGTCCGGTCTCGGTGCGTTGGCCACTCTCGGGTCGGTCGCGGCGGGGCAGATCGACACGAACGCGGTAACAACCGTCAAAATATTGGACGCCAACGTGACGTTGGCGAAACTAGAGAACCGTGCTCAGGCCACGTTCATCGGTCGAGCGTCCGGCGCGGGTACCGGTGTGCCGCAGGAACTCACCGCGACACAGGCCCGCACGATATTGAACGTCGCGGACGGTGCCACGAACGTGCAGGCCGCATCGACCACGGTGTCAGGTCACTCGGAGTTGGCGACGACAGCGGAGATCGACGCCGGTACCGACACAGTCCGCACAATGGTCCCCGATCTGTTCGCAGCGTCACGGTACGGCACTAAAGACATGAACGTCGCGGTGTTCGGATCGTCAACAGCGTGCGCTGTGGGTAACGGCACCACCGGGATCGTCGTCCCGGCAGCGCTCAACGGCATGAACATTATTGAGGTTGTCGCCGCGGTCCATACTGCGGGTACGACGGGGACGATGGACATTCAGATCCGGCGTAGGAGAGGCTCGACCGACACTGACGTGCTGTCGACTAAGGCGACGATCGACACGACAGAACACACCTCGGTCACGGCCGCTACCGCATATGTCGTGAACACCGCTAACGATGACCTAGCTACCGGGGACATGATCTTCGTGGATGTCGACGCGATTCATACCACAGCGGCGTTGGGGTTGTCGGTTGTGATCTCAGCACGGATCCCATAACCCGGTGGCACGAATATCGTGTATCCACAAAACCGCGTCCACGACGAGCGCTGCCGGTGGACCGTACGCGTCGATCTCCGACTGGTTAGGGACGGTGGATCGGGTCACCAACGGCGACGAAATCGGCGTCATATGCGACGACACAACCTACGACGAAAATCTGACTATCAATCATGGACCGTCGGGGTCGGCTGCTATACGTCTCACCGCTAACGACGGGGTACTGGTCGCCACGGTCGATGGTTCCGCAGCACCGAACGTGCGAGGTGTCGGCCCGTTCCGTGACGGCGCCGGTATCGACTCCGACAACGGCGGCGACCTCATCTTGATCACCGTGAACAACGTCATTATTGATCATCTCAATCTGATTCAGAACAGTTCAACCGGGACCGGCGACGCTGCGGTGCGGGTCACGGGTAACCGGTCAGAGATCGGGATTTTGTATTGCACGATCGAAACGCAAACCAGCCAAACCGATTCCGATGGCGTAGCGATCACCGGCACCACCGCTTACGGCAAGATCCTTGTCGGTGGGTGTTCGTTCTACGGGCAGAACCGGGCCGGTGTGATGCGGGAGCAAACGTCATCGTCCGGCACTCACTCATCGACCGCGTTGTGGGTGTTTCATTGCAGCGGATACTCCAACCGCAACGACGATGCACTGGCGGGCCTGGTGTTCATTTCGCAAGCCTCGGCGTTGGACACCGACAACGTTCATATTTACAACTGCGCGGGCGGGTACTACCAGTCCGGTGGCACGAGGGTCACGTCGTTCGGTGCGGGTACGACCACGAGGGGCACACCGGCGGGGTCGGTTGTGTGGGCCGGTAGAGGAAACTTCGAGGACGGCGCCGGTTTCGCAGATTTGGACTCGACCGACAACACCACGAACTGGGTGTCAGGCTCAGCGAACCCTGCGACCGTGGACACGACACAAACCTCGGGCACATATTTCGTTGTGAACGAGCTCACAGCCCCAGCGGATTACCGTCCGTTGGACACTGCTGCGGGTAATAAGATCATCGCCAATGGATGTCCGACAGCGTTCATACCGGCCACGTCACCGTTCATTGATGCATATTGGAATAACACCACGGATATGCGCGGCAACCGCTGGAATCCGAACACACCCGATATCGGGGCGTTCAGTTACGCCGATCATCCGCAGGTCCCGTTCAGGACTCAAGGCCAACATGTTGGATAGGGAGACACAATGACCAAACCGATCATGGTAACAACGATCTATAAAGGCGTCTTTGCCGGGCTAGTACCGGACGACCAGGACTACGCCGCGGAGACCATCGAGCTGACCGAGGCTCGGATGGCTTTGGAGTGGGGCACCCGAGAGATCCATGCGTTGGCTGTGACCGGGCCAGGGTTGAAGGGTCGAGTCTCGAACCCTGCCACGGTGACTCTGCGGGGGATCTCGGCGGTGTGGGATGTGGCACCGGCGGCGTGGACTCAATGGCAGCTATCGCCGTGGTCCGATGACCCGGATCGGCGTGAGCAGATGATCGCCGATGCGATAGCAGAGCAAGATGCTTAACGATCTGCGGGCCGCGCTGTTGTACTACTTGGAGAAAGCGTGCCAACGCCCGGTCGAGGACAAGGACGACAGCGATGCCGATTGATACCGTGTCGGTTACAGCGATGCTCGAAGCCGGAGCTTGCCACGAACAGGTCATCGAAGGCGTGTACTCCGCCGAAGGCAACATCGTGTCCACGTACGCCGAGGCGGTCGAGTTGATCGAGTCCGGCGCCGGGGTTCACAACGCTCTAGAACTCCTCGACATGTTCACTGGTCGTATCGACCCACCGGCACCGTTCGTACCGTTGGAGTATTCGACGAGAGGCCGTTTCGGTGCAGGGTACGGCATTGCCTACGGCACGTTCGACGACGCTGGGTACGGGTACGGCGGCGGATCGTATGGCGACCCCGACAATTTCACTGGCGGCGGGTCCTATGGCAACCCCGACGCCTATGGCTCCAACGACGACCAATCGTATGGGTCGAGCTAATGGCTAGGATCTCACTGATTCACAAGACCGCGACATCATGTACTCCGTCGGCGACGATCTATGCGACGGTCGCGGCGTGGGAGGCTTCGATCGACCGGGCCACGAACGGCGATGAGACGGGCGTCATCGGAGACGATGCGGCCTATGCGGAACAGCCAACGTTCAACGCCACAGCGTCAGGGACCAGTATTTGCCGGTTGACCGCGAACGACGGTGTGCTGTTCACCCACATAGATGGGTCCGCCGCGCCGAACGTGCGGGGCGACGGGTCGATCCGGTCCGGTGCCAGGTTGGATCACACCGGCACACTCGACGGAATACTGATCTCGACGAACTATTGGGTCATCGACCACATCAACGTGATTCAGAGAACCACCGGAAACGACGACGACTGTATTCAGCACGCCGCGGCGCTCACCGGGTTCGCTGTCATTAACTGCAATTTTGAGCACACGACGACGCTGGCACGCACCGACGGCATCCACTTAGCGAACGGTAACCACACCGATGTTCTCATCAACGGATGCTCATTTTTCAACATGTCCCGAGCGGGGATACACAGCTACCAGTCCACAACATCCGGTACGCACACCGTCAACTTTTTCGCGTCACACAACACGTTCTACCAGGCACGGGGGGTGGAGGCGACAACAGCGAACGCCGCGGCGATCAAACTCGGCACCCGCTCCAGCGGAGGGTCCGCTACCGCGAACCTCCACAACAACGTTTTCGGGACAACGTTGGCGACGGGCGCTGCGATCGTTCGACCATTAGTCGACGGACCGTACCTAACGAGGGTCACACCGACCGGCACCGCTGTCTGGAACGGTGACACCAACTTTTCGGATGGGTCCCCGGCCGCTGATTTGACCGACATCGACGGCACCAACAACCTCACGAACATCACGCACGGATCTTCCACCGCAGGGTCCACGAAGTTCACGACGCAAGCGTCCGGTAACTATGCGGTGTTGACTAACGGCACCGCCGGGACCGCCGACTTCCGGCCGCTCGACGACGCCGCCGGGAACTACATTATCGGTAACGGCATCCCGACCGCGGACCTCCCGGACTGTCCGAACGCCACGATCGACGGTTGGTGGAACACGATCAACGGCAAAGGCGCCCGAGACAAACGCGGGTATTTGTTTCACCCAACGACGCCGGACCTAGGCGCGTACTCCTACGCCAACAACACTGCCGCGGATATTCCGTTCATCGCGCAAGGCGCCCACGTCAGCTAAAACTTCGATGGGTTTTGACAGCCTGGTTGACAGCCTGTTTGACAGCCTCCACACCCGATATGGACCGAAACGGGCCTGTGATAGCACTGTAAAACCCTACAGAACCGCGGGATGGCGCAAGGCTGGTATGTCCCGCGAACCCGACTTTCGACAGTAAACACACCGAACCCCAGCCGGGTGACAGCCTGATTGACAGCCTGACAGCCTCCACGTCTACGATTCCGTGCTGTGAGAGGCACCAAACGCAAACGCGGCACGGACCGATGGCAACTCCAAGTCTACGCGGGTAGACACCCCGACGGCCGGCGCCGGTTCGTCACCACGACTATCACCGCGCCGCACACCCGCGCCGGAGCCGACATCGCGGACCGGGCGTTAGCTGCGCTCGTCACCGAAGTCCAGCACCAACACCACGTTACCCAAAACACATAACTTCTAACGTCATCTTGTAATTACAGGGGTGTGAGGGGTTGACGTGATGACGTTCTAAAGTTATAACGTTAGATATGAGCGGTGAACAGATACTCGACAAACAGGCACTCCGCGCCGGTCTCGGCTCCGGTAGCGACTGGCTCCTCGAATGCGGACGCAACGTTTCCAACCGACGCCACGCACTCGGGTTGACGCAACAACAACTCGCTGACCTCGTCGGCATGCCGGTCCCGACCATCTCCAAGATCGAGGTCGGTGGCCTCGCGCCACGGGACTATCTGCGGATTTCGCTCGCCGCGGCGCTCGGCTGCGAGGTCGCTGACCTTTTCCCCTGGCCGTCGAAGGAACGTGTCGCACGTATCGCAGCACACGGCGAGGCCGTGGCGTGACTTTGGTGGACGCCGAGACCGGCGAAGTTCTGGTCGACCAGGGCGAGGCGTTGGACGTGTTGGCGGGTCGGGTGCGGGCGGAGTTTGAGCGTGGTCGGTCCGCGACGGTCGAGGTGGTCGAGGCGTATTTTGCTATCGGGCACGCGTTGCTCGAAGCACGCACGCTGTTGGTGGATAATCAGGCTTTCGGTGAGTGGTTCCGCGGTCAACAGTTCCCGTTCACTCAGCAGTGGGGACACACGCTGCGAGAGGCCGCTGAGCATGAGGATGCGGTTCGAGAGGCGTTCACAACCCAGGTTGTGAACGGCGGATCCCTCAACATAAAGAAGGCCGTGAAGCAGGTTCGCGCGTCGACCGGCGCGGGTCGCGGTGACCGACCCGGAACCGACGACATCCACGACCCCTACAACCACACCGGACCCACACCGGACGTGTTCTCCGCCATCGTCATCGACCCACCCTGGCGCTACGACAACGTCGCCACAAGAGGCGCAGCCGAGGACCACTACCGGACAATGTCCCTCGACGAACTCGCCGAACTCGAACTACCCGCCGCGGACGACAGCCATCTCTACCTATGGGTCACCAACGGGTTCATAGACGAAGGCTTCGACCTAATCGCCGAGTGGGGGTTCACGTACAAAACGTGTCTCACATGGTGCAAACCACAAATAGGTATGGGCAACTGGTTTCGCGGCACCACCGAACACGTCCTGTTCGGGGTACGCGGGAAACTCCCGACGCTCCGCAACAACGTCCCCACGCACTTCGTCGCGGACCGCACCAGGCACTCAGCGAAACCCGAGGCGTTCTATGACCTCGTGGAGTCATGCACGCCGGGTCCGTGGCTCGAAATGTTCGCTCGCCGCCGACGGTTCGGGTGGCACGTCTGGGGGAACGAAGCATGACCACTGACCGTCTCTCCGACGGGTACGAACCCGACTTCGACGTCGACATCGAGTTCGGCGCGCAGGGCGAGCTCTACGTCATGGGGATCATAAACGAACTCAAGTCCGGCAGCGTCGAAGTCAAGAACGATGCCATGGCATCGAAGTTCAGGAACGTGTACATCGAGTGCTCATGCGAGCGCCGCGACGGCTGGCACAGGTCCGGCATCCGAACGACGGGCGCTGACTTCTGGGCGCACATATTGGCTGGTGAGGTCGTCGTCATCGCACCAACGGAGCGCTGGCGCAACTTGGCTAAGCGTCATTGGGGAGATCCCAACTACGAGCGGGACATGCCACGCGGTTCGCACCCAACGCGCGGACTCGTGTTCCCGCTGTCGCGCCTTCTAACTGAACTCATGGCCGAGGACGGCGACCAGTGAGTATCGAGGCTGACGTGGCGGATCTCGCCGTACGGGTCGATGCGTTGGCGCGGTCGTTGCGGGACGTGGTGCGCCAACCGGAGCCGCAACTATTCCGCACCGCGGACGCGGCACGCCTACTCGCACTCTCCGAGCAGTCGATACGGCGGTTGATAGCGGCGGGGTATCTGCCGGCGGTGAAGCACGCCGGGCTCGACGCGTGGCGTATCAGCGCACGGTCAATCGAGGCGTACGTGGAACGGGTCGATTCGGGTGAGTTCAACGACAGGCAGGAGACAGCATGAGGTTGGTTTGGGAAGCATTCGCAGAGGTGGCGTTGACGGTTGGCGTGTTGACGGTGACGTGGTGGCTGGCACGCCGGGGACCGGAACCGGACCTCACAACTTTCGGGGACGTGGACGAATGACCCCGTTGGACCATGCACGTGTCGTTTCGGCGTTGTCGCCGGTCGACGCGGCTATCAGCTACTTGGACCGGGCCGCGGCACGGCGTGAACCGATGACGGTCGAGCAGATGCGCACGATCCGTGACTGGCTGGTGTCAGCGACGTCAGCGGTCGATGCGTTACCGGTTGAGGTGCCCTAATGGGGGTCCGTGCGCTGTGGTGCCATTGCGGCGCTCCGACGATGAACCCGACAGGGACGTGTGAGACCCATCGGCGACCGTCGGCGCTCGAGCGGATGAACGCATCGAACCCGTTAGGCAAAGACGACACGGGCCGGGCGGTCGACACGATCTGGGATTACATCCGAGCGAATCCAGCTCAGCGCGGATGGTGGTAATGAACACCGAACTACTCGACGAATCGTCGTGCGACGAACTTGTCATATTGCTAGCCGAAACTCAGGACCAGATACGTGATCTACGCGATTACGCCGCGGACATCGAGTCACGGATCGTCGCGTTAGCTGAGTATGACAAATGGGTCGTTGACCGGGTCGGGTTCGTTGAGATCCGGAACGGTTCGTCTCGTGTGAAGTGGGACACGGATTTGTTGTGGTCCGCGGCGGTGAAACACGCCCGCACAAACCTTTCGCTCAATCCTGAGACCGGCGAGGTTCAGAACACGGTCGACGCGGTCGCTGACACGTTACGCAAGCTCCTCGGTGCTACACCTAATTTCACGCGGGGCGGCGTGACCGCGGTCGGGTTGGACGCTGACCGGTTCTGCGAGTTCGGGGAACGCGGCCGGACCACCGTCAAGATTGTGCGTTTGCCGTGACGGTCCCGACGGTCGTGCAAGCGGTCGCCGCGGTAGCACGCGACGCTGGCGCTGTCGGCAAAGACGGCGACTCAGGGCAGGGCTACACCTATCGCCGCGTCGATGACGTCATCAATGCGTTGCACGGTCCGTTGTGCGAGCACGGCGTGGTCATCGTCCCGCATGTTGTCGATTATCAGTCTGAGCCGATGGACCGCAAGAACTGGACTCGCACGGCGCTGATCGTCGAGTTCGTTGTTGTCGGTCCGGCGGGTGACACGTTACCGGTCCCGGTGCGTGCGGTCGGCGAATCACACAACAACAGCGACAAAGGGCCAGGCGCAGCGATGTCGTATGCCTGGAAGTCGGCGATGAGCCAGCTGTTTTCGTTGCCTACTGACGACCCGGCGATGGACATCGAGCACCAGGCGCCGGTCGAGTCCGATCCTGATAAGGCGGCACGCACCGAACTAGCCGCGCAGATCGGTGCAGCGCCCGACGATGTGAAAGCGGCGATGGGCGAATGGTTGAAGTCGCAACGGTTGACGCTGCGCCACCCGCTCGAAACCGGGCAACTCGACCAAATATCCAACATGTTCGATGAGATCGCGCAAACGGGCGCGGGTGCGTCGGCGGACCCTACTCGCCCAGGGTCCGCCGACGGCGCGGCAGACGAGGGCGAAACAACCAACGAGGGAGAGCACGAATGAGGGCGATAAGACCGGCCGACTTACGCGATGAGCACGGGTACACCGCTGAGCAACGCGAAATGTTCGATGAGTTCACAACGTTTTTGGTCGAGTTGTTAATGGTGGCGTTCGTGTCGCTGATCGTTTCGGTCGGAGTTTTCTATGAACCATCCGGGGCGAGCTTGGACGTGTGTCATCCGCACGAAGCGGGGTGCGCGTGAACGCTCAGCTATCGCTCGAGGACATACCGACCGCGACGGACGCGAAGGCACGGTGGCAAGACGACGCCACCGACTGGTTGTTGTTGTGGCTCACAACGCATCCAGTGTTGTTCGCTGAGGACGTCCAGGAGCCACTAGCGGACGCTGTAGGGGCACCGGGGCAGACATCTTGGCTAGGGCCGGTCGTACGCCGTTTGGTGGCGTCTGGTGCGATTCTGCGTGAAGGGTACCGGACCGGCTCGAATGGTTCCCCGAAACCGGTTTGGTTGTCGACGCGGTGGCAGGGCCGCCAATGACCAATCCGTCGAAGGCTAAAGGCACAGCGTGGGAATCCGCGGTGGTGAATTGGTTGCGGTCCACGGCCGGGTTCGATGCGCGGCGCAAAGTCCAGGCCGGTGGCCTCGGCGACCAGGGCGACATCACGGTCGAGGAAACGCCTTGGCTGGTGATCGAAGCCAAAGCGGCTAAAGCGCATGATTTCGCGGGGTGGGTTGGCGAAGCGAACATCGAAGCCCGTAACGCGGGTGTGTCGACGGGTGTCGTGTGGGTGAAGCGCCGCGGTAAAGCGTCCCCTCAAGACGGGTACGTGGTGATGGACGGCGCAACATTCCGAGGGTTGTTGTCGCGGTTCGTGGCGTTAGAGACAGCGCTACTCGACCACGAGTGCGAAGGAGGACTTTCGTTGAGGTGCGACGAGTGAGTTACAAGGCGCTGCGGCTACGCGACCAATGCGACGACCTATGCCGACAGGTCGTCGCCAAACGACGTGTGTGCGAACGCTGCGACACGGCACGCGCTGTCGACGTCGCGCACCTAATCCCCCGCAGGTTCAACCGGACCCGCTGCGACCTACTCAACGTCACCGCGTTGTGTCGTTCGTGCCACACCGACATCGACATGCACCCTGAGATGAAGGAAGCGTTCGCGGTGGACCGGTTAGGTGTCGAGTCGTGGGAGTTGTTGAAACTGACCGCCGAGTTCGCTGCGCCGCTCGGCGAGGAGTTCTGGGTCGAGACACGCGACAGGTTGAGGCGATCACTGTGACTGACTCGTTCACGTTGTGGCCTACCTGCTGGGATTGCGATTTGCCGTTAGACGTCGTCGAGGTCGGGGCGTCACGCCGATGCGAAACGACAACCACCGCCCGCTGCGCGAGTTGCGGCACACCGTACGCACTCAACGTTCGCATGGCACCGCTCGGCGACAGGGCACCGTCGTGACCGCCGAACTGGTCGTGTCCGCCGCGTTCATCGCCGCCGGGATCAGCGGATACGCCAGCTACGGCGCCTACCGGTTCCGGCTCGCCGAGAAACACCAACGCGAAACGTTCGCCCGACACATCGAGTTCGTGACCGGAACGTGCCGTGTGTTGCACGACATCGAAGCCAAAGCACTCGATGAAGGCGCTGAGGAAACAGCTCAGCACGCGCAACGGTTCCGCACTTTGGTGGAAATGACAGCAAAGAAAGGGTGGCTATGACGTGGGTCAAGGTTGAAGATCGGGCACCGTGGCACGAAAAGTTGCGCGGACTTTCGGACGCGGCGTTCGGAGTGTGGGTCAAGGGCTTGTGTCATTGCTCGTTGCACGAAACCGACGGCGTGATTCACGCCGATGATCTCTCCAGGATCGGTCACGGTTCAGCGCGAAACCAGCTACTAAAAGCCGGTTTGTGGCTCAGTTTGGCCGACGGTTCGATCCAAATACACGACTATCTTCAGCACCAACGTAGCCGCGAACAGATATCAAATGAGAAGGCTAAAGCGCGGAAACGCAGCGAAAAGTCGAGGTTGTCACGCCGCACGTACGGCGTGAGTCACGGAAATGTCACGGAGCCAGATACAGATACAGATACAGATACAGATACAGAACTCACTCAGTCGTTAGAAGGTAAAAGGGGTAAGCCGCCGGCCGAACCGATAGAGCGTGCGCTGTTCGATTCGATCCACACGGATCTAGCCAACGACGGACACACCATTGACCAGGCGCTTACCCGCGACGAAGCAGGGACACTCCGACGCGTCGCAAACGATTTGCTCAAAGTCGGCGCGACACCGGACGAGGTCCATCGCCGAGTAGCGGTCGCTCACGCCACCTGGTCACCAGGCAGAGTCACCGCGAACGCCGTCGGCAACAACTGGGCCGGGTTGGTCGCGACACCTGTCGAGCCGTCGAAACCGCGGCTACTGCGATGCCCAGAACACGACGCACCAATCATCCACGGCGTATGCCAAGCATGCAAATACTCGAACGTGGAGGCCAGCTAGTGCAACGCGACGACTACGCCGTAGTAGCCGAATGGACCGAATACCGAAAAATCGTGGGCGACAAACCGACCGGGCACACGATGTCTGAGCCACGGTTAATGTTCGGACCGGCACGCGAAGCCGCGATCACTGGCGCTCACGCCCGGTTGCGTGACCTCGCCGCTGACCCGACGACCGCTGACCCACGGGTCATGGTGCTGCGCCGCCGACTTGACCTAGACCGAGCCGGCGACGTCGTGTCGCGTGGTTCATGGCACACGGTCCTCGAGCTCGAACCGGAACTGACACTCCAGGTCGAGACGTGACCGCCGCTGAGGGCTGGGCGAGGCTCGGCCCAATGAGCACACCTGCGTTCATGGCCGCCCTCGACGCCGCCGGCGTTGACCACCGGTTACGGGCCGCGGTTGACCGGTTCATCAACGATCCACGATCACTTCCGTGCGACGGCAACTATCAACAAGTCCACACGACTTGGAGTCAAAGGGTGAAACCATGACATGCAAGGTTTGCGGCAACAACGGTTCGGTGCATTGGCTCGGTTGCACGGAGGGCACTCGACCGCCGCCGGTCACGTTATGCCAAACATGTTCGGACCCGATAACCGATTTGGCTGCGTGTTGCACCGTCACCGTTGACGGTTCACCGTTCGAGGTCCACACGACGTGTTGCGACCAATGCAACCACCCGACCGGCCAATGACCAACATCGTCGACGTTTACGTGGACTATGCGAAATGGGCGATCGGGTACGGTCACCCGAGCCTAGCGATCGCACCGATCCTGCTGGTCATGGCCGCGCTTTTGGTGGTCCCGGTGCGACTGATCGGACGGTGGCGACCCGAACCGTACACGCCGAGGCATGAAACCCGATGAAACCGCGGGTCGAGCATTTCACCGTCGACGGGTATCAGTCGATCACGGTCCGGCAACTGTCCAGCGGCCGGATCATCGTGACCGGCGCAACGATCGCACCTGCGTCAACCAACGGGCTACAGCTAATCCCGAAACCGTTACCGCAACCATGACCGACCCGCGGCGTCTACTCGACCAGCTACCACGCTGGCTACACGCCAACGCACCGTTAGCGAAACGACTCGACGCCGACTGGCTCGCCGAAGGATTCCGTGCAACGTCGACGATGTTGCACACTCATGGACCAACAGCGTGGGCGACACGCACCACCTGGGCCGCACGCGGCTACCCCGCATCCACCAGCAACGACCACACCAACACCAACCCCGACCCGCACCCGCTCGGCATATCGGACCGCACCGGCGACGCAGCAACACGCACAACACGCAACGACCCACTCCAAACCTACGTCGACGCGATCACCGGCACCGCGTCAACGCTCATCATCTGGCGGCACCAACCGACCACACGAACCGTCACAGCGACACTCATCAAACGCATCGACCGACTCGAGCACCTAACAACGACAGCGATACCGGCACGACCGAACACAACGACCCGCCGCCGACTCAACCTCACCGCCGACCCAGGCTGTCAACATTGCCAACGTTACGGGCACTGGTCACCGCCAACCACCAACCAGCCATCGACCGTCAACGGCAACCTAACCGAACCACTACTTTTGTGCCGATGGTGCCGTGATGTCGTTCGACGGCACGGGACACTACCGACAGCTAAACATCATGAGGCGTGGCGGACCGGCGACCAGGCCACGATCAGGCGCATCAACAGCCAACTACAAACACGAATCAGTAACAGAGGGAGCATGCAATGAGCGAACAACCTACCCACGAAACAGGACTATGGGAGATCGGTCAAACCTATTTGATCCGCACAGTCACGATGACCTTGACAGGATTATTGGTACACGTCAGCGAACACGAACTCGGGTTGACTTACGCTGCGTGGATCGCCGATACCGGCCGATATGCCGACGCGGTAGCTACCGGATCGTTTGCCGAGGTCGAACCGTACCCCGATGGCCGGACCGTGATCGTTGGCCGTGGCGCAGTGATTGACGCTGTGATCGTCGACTTCGATCTGCCACGCGAACAAATATGAACGCGGCTGTAGCACGCCGCGGATATGAGCGGTCGCAGTCGGGGTCGCGGTCGTGGTCGGGGTCGCGGTCGTGGTCGTGGTCGTGGTCGTGGTCGCAGTCGGGGTCGGGGTCGTGGTCGTGGTCGCAGTCGCGGTCGCGGTCGTGGTCGGGGTCGCGGTCGCGGTCGTGGTTGCGGTCGCAGTCGCGGTCGTGGTCG